GTTCTTGTTATGGGGTATTTACCCTTTTCGGTAACGAGTATCGCGGAATACTGACCCTCTGAAAGTCCGTACTCCTGCTCTGTCATATCACCGTTGCTTTGAGCAATATTTGCTTCTATGGGAACAGGCTCGGAATAATGTTCTTCCGTAGTGCCTAATTCCTCATAGTATGTGACGGGTGGGATTTCGGTTTCATCAACGTAAGCGACTATTTTATTGCCGTTCTCGTCAAGCGCATACAGAACTTCGCTACCTAACAATTCTGCGTAATACAGTTTTTGCTGATTGCGTTTAAGTGTTCTCATGCTTATACCTTTGCAAACGGGACAACACCGCCCCACAGTTTTCCGCGTTCAATGTACTTTCGGCTTATACCATTTTCGGAATGGGATTCTTCGCCCTCTGCTCCAAGTTGGTTGTAGTCAAAACGTGCTACGTTCATACATTGTGTGTAGTAACGGTTGATGTCCGCTTCTATTTCCGCATCCGTCATTCCCGATTGTTCGTAGTTTCGGTTGTTAAGAAGTTCGCGTACTACCGCCTTTACCTTTACTGCCAAAACATCGGTGAGGACAGTCTGCCCGCTACCTGTAAGTTCTGCCGCAAGGTCTGTATTCAATTCAGTTTCAAAAGCGGTTGTATCAATCATCTTTTACTCCGATTCTTCAAACATCTTGTCAATAAGGATTCTTTTAAGTTCTGCTCCCGATTTCTCGTCCGCATCCTTTATGCCCTGTTCCTTTGCATAGGCTCTTACGGAGGCAACATTCATCTTCATAATTTCCTGCCGTGAAACCTTTTTAGGCTCGGGCTTATCCTCTTTGACTTCGGGGGTTGGCTTTGGGGCAACCTTTTGGGTTGCGCCCGCCGCCGTATTATTCTTGGAAAGTTCCATCATGTAAAGTAACATTCCCATAAAGTCACCTCATTACGACTTCACTATCTTAATCGCCTTACTTGCGTCATACAGATATGTTGCGAAGTGCTTGCTTGCTGTGAATACACTTGTGAACTTGAGGATGTTGCGGTCTGCTTCAACCTGCGTTCCCCTCTTTATGAAGATACGAAGTGCATCGGGTTTAACGATGTAGATGGTTTTCGGTGTAGCAAGTTTGTTGGATACCATAACCTGACATCCCTGATACTCACCAACAACACCCTTGATTGCTACACCTGCTGAAAGTTCAGATGCAGGAATCCAAGTATGAACGTTGCTTCTCATTGCTGTGTAAACAGCAGGAGATACAAGAGCAACCTTTGTTCCGTCAATATCTTCACCGAACTTCTCAAGAGCGGCGATTATATCTGTATCTGTCGGGTCAGCGGCTGTCGTATGAACCATTGGACCTGTGATGCCATTAAGGGTTGCGAGAACCTCATTATCTTCCTGTGATGCAATAGCAAGTGCCAACTGTTTAGCAATCTCGCCAACAGGGTCGCCATAGCCCGAAAGAATAGCCTCATCTGTGATTTCAACGCCCTGTGCAATCTTGTGGATTGTAACGGTAACAGCAGAAGCCGTTAACTGTGCGGGTGTAAGTGCCGTGTTCTCGTTTAATGTGCTTGCGTTCCCGATATACGAATATGAGGGCAGGGAAATCGTATTTCCTGCACGACCCTCCAACGTATTATCTATTGTTGAAAGAGGTGCGAACTTCATGTAATCAACAAGTTTCTTGTCAATCATATCTGCCATAACCTGCGGATTAACAAGATTAGAAAGTAATGTTTCTGCCATTGTGTGTTTTCTCCTTTACTTGAATTTGTTGTAAGTTTCGGGGTCTTTATTAAGCAAATCGACCCGTTCTTTGTAGGTCAGTTGGTCGAACTGTTCCTGTGTTATGGTTGTTGAAGAACCTCCGCCCTGCGGCTTCGGCATAGTCTTGAGCAACTCGGATTTTTCGCCTGCTATCCTTGCGTCCACAATCTTTGCGAACACGTTGAACAGACCGTCATAATCCGCATCAATCAAAACCCTTGCACCTTCGTTTGCGAGTTCTGCGTCACATCCCATCTGAATAAAACGCCGCTCCGCATTAACGATGTCGCGTTCCTTTAGGAGCATTTCGTTTTGAGCCTTGATTTCTTCAATCTGCTTCTTTTCGAGTTCCTCTGCGGTCATACGCTCACGCTCTTTCTTGGTCATATCCCCAAGTTCCTTGAGTTTCCCGTCAAGCGTGGTTTTGAGTTTGTCGTACTTCTTGCCGCTCTCGGCTAACTGTTTTTCAAGTTCTGCTATGCGGGAGTCCTTATCTTCGCCTCCAACATCCAAACCTGCGTCACCGTCAGCACCTTCGCCCTCTCCATCCGCAAACATCTGTAAATCGAGTTTCAAGAGTTCTTCTTTCGCCATATTCAATTACCTTTCCCTTTCTGTGTTGTTTAACGTGCTTCTCTGCACTGCCATGTGGTTTATTAGGGTGGCTTCTCTGCCACCTTTATCTGAAACACCTTGCGGTGAGTTTCACTTATACTCGCAGGAGCATCGGCAATTAACCGTTTCACTCGGGTCGGGGTCGTATTCCGTATCCTTGGGGAAACGCATTTCATACCCGCCAACTAAAAACAGACCGTCAATGTCAACGGTCTGCCCTTCTGCAAGTTCATGTGTGAGCCGAACTTTATCATCGAGTTCGGTTATCCAAGTTTTTTTAGTTTTACCCTGCGCTTTTGCTTCGCGGTATTCTCTGTAATTTTCAAACGCATTTGCTTCGTTTTCAGCAATCAGCCTTGCCCGTTCGCGAGATAACCAATAATCCTTTTCATCTTCCTCGGAATCCGAATCTTCCTGTTCCTCTTTATCCTTATCTTCGGGAGGCGGATTACTAATCTCATCGCTTAAAGCATCGGCTATATCTTCTGCTTCTTCCTGCCTGCGTTTCTTTTCCTGCCGCTCCGTAACATCAACCACTTCATCAACAACCTGCGAAATATGTTTTTCTAGGTATGGGTCAAGTTTCGAGTGCTTGGCTATTACGGATGTCAGTTTATCCTTTGCGTCCTGCTTTAGTTCCTCCTTGGAAATCTCGGCTTCTGCCGCGACTATCCAATAAGCGAATAACCAAAGCATTACATCCTCTATTTCTTCTGCCAAATCCATACGGTTTCGCATTTGCTCGGGCGTGATATACATTGCCCCGAAATACTCTTTGTATGGTATGGACTTGGGATAACGGCGTTTTGACTTTGAACCGAGTATGTTTAGTTCGTCAAAGTCAAGTTTCGTTGCCATTATCTTCGCCCATTGTGGAATCAGTTACGTCTATTCCTGCGTTCGTACTGTCTACGTTAACGAGGTTTTCTATCTCGTTTTTGTTTTCAAATAACGCCTTGTCTATGCGCTCTGCCGAATCGTGGTAAACCGTTTCAACGTCATTGAACAGGTCAACCGTCCTCATTGCGTGGAGCGGCTCGATTCCTGTGTTGATGAGAGTCGCGAGTGCGTTCGTTCTGCTTGCAAGGTCGTATGTTCTGTCACGGCTAAACTCGATGTCGATATAACGTGTTTCGAGTTCCTTAACGTCTGAATCAACGTTCATCGCGAGTTTGCAGATACGCAGGATGAGTTCAACCACCTGCAACATTGAGCGGCTATACATGGATTCCATTGTTTTAGCGCGGCTCTCCGCCTGTTCGTATCCGTTTGACAGATACATTGCGCTTCCTGTGTTACCGCCTGTTGATTTCTCGCGGCTAGGAACACCGCAAATCTGTAAAATCTGCTTATACAGGTAATCAACATATGTCTGCGTTTGGTCTTGGTTGAGGCTCTGCGTAAGATAGTTAATCTTCGCATCCTGCCCGTTGCCGACACTCTTTGTCTGAATAATGCCGCCACCGCTCTTGAGTTCGTTCTTGGCATCTTCCGAAAGTTCGGCATTGTGCAACCAAAGCAGTGATTGAACAAACTGCTCTATATCATCAACTCGGTTAGAGTTAATCTCATTTATCGCATCCATGAGGGGGATTGCTTTTTCGAAGCATCCTGCATAGTCGCCATTTGAGGCGAACTCGATAATGGGTATCATCCGCAGGATATTGGGAACTTTGCGGAATCCGTTAGAACTTCCGTCAACACCCACGCCAAACTCATAGATATAGTCACTTGAGTATGCTGTAACCCGCTTCGTGCCATTCTGCAAAACGCTGTATGTAACCGCCACCATAGGACGCTCATAAGCATCATTCGAATAGACAATGAACGTGTTTCTAGGGTCGAGAACAAGAAGGTCGAACGGTGATGTTCCCGTCATATACTCTTTGGGCATTACCATTGCATAGGCAATCCCGCAGATATGGAAATTGCGGAAAAGTTCGATGTCTTTTGCCTGCTTGTTTTCCTCGGCAAGCATTTCATTCACTTTCAGAATACGCTTGTCAGAATGTTTCAACTCGGCGTTTACCGAACGGGCAACAAGGTTAATCGGATTCCCTGCTTGGTATCCAACCGTGAAATCAACAACCTCGCTTGCATGATTCTCGATAACCACGTTGCAAATCTCGGGTCTTATCTGCTTTGAACGGTCAACTATCGGTTGGAGTCCGCGCTCATACTTGAACAGGTACTCCATTTGGTTTCTGTTTGCCGCATGGTCGCCATTCATCGCATTGTTGACGATACTAGCAATGTTCTTGTCAGTAACCGCTACCTCGTCCGTATGGATTTTCTTGCGCCCTATCAGATTCCCAACAAGCGGAACTCGATTGATTTTCGGGGTTGTTAATTCTGCCATAGTTCTCCACAAAACAAAAAAGACATCGACCAAATTAGTCAATGCCCTTTTTCTTGCTTTCCCTAGTTCTTCGAGTTTACACTAACACAACATCTAGTGGTCTACAATGTCCCAAAGTGTCCCATTTTGTTCCAAAGTGTTCCAAAGTGTTCCATGTTTTCAAAAACTCTTGACTTTTTTATATGTTCTTCCGTATTTTTTCTCAAATTCTGACAGTGCATTATCCCGTATCCTGTATGCCGTTGACCGAGAAACATTCAATGCTGTCGTCACTTCCTTCATGCTTTTGTCCATAGCGTATCGGTGATAGATGTAAGCAGGAGCATACTCGCCTGTTAGCGAATCAACCTGCGCCTTGATTTCGAGATACTCGTCAACATAGTCTTGGATTTCTCTGTCAATATCGACTACTCGGGTCAATATCTCCCCTAGAGCGTCTTTGGAGGATGTCTGCACCTTCTCGCTATCCGTTGGAACAGATAAATTTAAGGCTTTGGAACGTTCAAGCGTCTTTATCTCGGATTTACTCTGTATAGTATTTAATAGCCAATACATACGTTTAAGGTATTTCTCTGTTGTCATACTCTCCCCCTTTAGAAAAATCTATTAGTAACTGTCACAACTGCGCCTAATTGTCTATTTACAAACCTCGCATAGTTCGCCATAGCATCGGGGACATCATCGTGAACGTTCTTTCCTGTCACCGAATACGATAAAAGCCACCGCATGAACACCCCATAATCAGATTTGACCGAGTAAAGGCTCTCATCCCTAAATATGACATTCTTTTTTATCCAATCAGCATTAACTATAATACGGGTTTCTTTATTTGTTTCTGTGGGTTTTGAAGTAATGTTGCACCTGCCGCCACGCTCTTTGACTTTCTGCTCTACCTCATAAGCCACCCTGTCACCGCCGTTATTACTTTCGAACTCAACTTGTTGCATATTGTATTCACAAATCTTGTTAGCCAAATTCTCATACTGTACTCCGTAATCACTAGAATCATTACAAATAGTGTCAACTAAATAATGGTCAACACCATAAACGTATATTATAGGCATAACTAAATAGTCAGTACCCTTATTCTTGGTATCGCATACACCCCAAATAGCATCGGGTTCACCCGCAGGAAGTTCAAGATACGTCCGCAAGTCCTCTTTGTGGTATAAAAGTCCCTCACGCTCAATAGGCTCGTTTTTATACAGACAGCGATAACTGATATCGTCCATCAGAAGTGCCTGTTGCTCAAAAAACTTGACCGAGAATCCGCCAATGTCATACTTGAAATTCGACTCCCCTGTTTCGGGGTCTATGTCGGGAACGGCTAAAAACCGCGCCCTGTCGTCATTCTCATAAATGGTTTTCAAGCGTCCAATCACATCGTGAACACTCCACCGAGTACAAACATGGAGTTCCTTGCACCCTTCCATCTTCCTTTGGCGGGCATCCACAGCGTATATATCCCATAATTTATCAAGTTGGTTTTTATTTAATGCAACCTCTATACCACCAATAAGGTCGTCACACATCAGTAAGTGATTACAACGAACCTTACCTGCGTTACTTGACCCGATAGACGTACATTGCACGTTCGGGAACGGTTTATATGCGCCAAAGTTAATCTGTTCACTTTTAGCATTTGTACTAGATTGTTTTACATCGGGAAATAATTCTTGCCATGTATATTCTTTAGACGAGGTTATATCATTTATACCGTCATAATACATTCTTGTTATTTCTCCACTATGAGAGAAAAATAAATTACTATCCTCGGGGTATAATCCTATTATCCAAGTCTGAAAGAATTTCTCTAATGTGGTCTTGCCTGTGGACGGGGGCATCGAAATGGACAGAATATCAAGTTTATCATCCCGAAGGTCTTGCAACCCTTGGATGATTCCTGTTTTAATCAAGCATTTACGTCTAGGCTCATAGAATTTACGTTTATATGTCCTGTTCTTCTCAAGATATAATAAATAACTATCAAACAAATATGGTGATTCCATATATAGAATCTCATAAAAGGATTTAACAGGTACTACATCTACGTCTTTATTCTTACGTTCAAGATGTAATATATCATCGTATCCCTTTACCTTCTTCGCCCACTGATTGCACATATTCTTCACGCGGCGGGACAGTTTCAAACCATAGTCAAGGTCTTTCTCTGTGTTTATCGCCACACTGCAAGCCTTTGTATAAGCGTCAAGTATATCATCCTCAAAAGCGCGTTCGTACATCGCCTTTTCCCCGCGCCTCTTTTTAGTCTTAATCAAGATTGCATCATATGAATTTACTGCATCTATTAGTTCTTTACTTGCCATATACTACTACTCGCTCTATATATTCATCTTCGTTAATACTTAAACTACAAATCCAAAAATCAATAGGCGCATTTCTCCAATCATTTCTCAAAGCATTAAAACATCCCTGCACTTTATGACCAATAACAGGATAATCCATATCTTTTACCCTAACTGTTACTATAGCATCTTCACGGTATTTACTTAACTGCTCTATTAACTCTTTTACTGTCAAATCAATACTCCCTTTTTGTTTTTAGAGAAATTTATATATATATATTTAATGGGTTAGTAAGTTATATATTCAGTGAATTAGTATTATATTTATATATATACTAACCTCCCTTTTAACCCCTTTTTATTCTTTGGCGGTACTCGGGGGACTAACCGCCCGTGGGGAGCGTCCCGCTAGACCCCTGCCCCCTCCTGTTGACATCCTGCCAACCTCCCGAGGGGATATCAAACACCTATTGACCTAGTATGTTATAGTATTATGTCATGGTGTCCAATTTATTGGATAGTCGTGAAAGTCATCTTTCGCGAATAGTTCAAAATCTATCTCAAACCCGCATAAAATCAACGTTTATTAGTGTTTTATCCTCCTGTTCATCTTGACCAATAGCAATATTTGATACAAATTATTGCGGTAAATCAATCAGTTTGGGCAGTTCCTCGGCTGATACAAGCGGCTTGTTGTTAATATTTATATTTATCTCCCGTGTTGCGTCCTGTTCCCTGTAACCGTGCTTGCATTTAAGAATAAACAAATCTTTTATCGTGTCAGTGCCATCTAATAGCGCACGTTCGCAGGTTTCAAGCCATTTTCGGACGGTGTCGGAACGTTCGCGGGTTAAATACCTGCTCGCGGGCTTGCCGTTTATATTATTATTAGAACCATTAACCCAATTATAAAAAGTATCTCTGTTGATACCTGTAAATAAACTAAATTCAACTAATAGTGGTCTATTATTCCATTTGTATTTATAAACTAAATCTATATATATACTAAAAAGATTATCTAATGATTTGATATCATCATAGAACATTTGTCGCCCGTGTTTATTGCCTAACAAATCCCCGATATAATTATTATATATATAATCAACTAACCGAGGGAAAAAGGCTTTATTATCTTTTAGTTCTTCATCTGATAAACCTATAAATTGTGAATCATGTTTTAAATCATCCACAAGGGCATAAATGTTATTTTGATATATCGCAATCGGTGTTATCTTCTCGGCGTCTTGGTCAAGATGTTTTTCTGATACCGTTTCGAGTTCCTGTGTGATTTGTTCTTGCATCCTGTCACCTTCTCGGAGTGTTCCAAAATGTACCAAAGTGTATCAAAGTGTTTCATTTTGTTTCATTATGTTTCAAAACGTCCCAAACTATCAAACCGAAAAAAGGCATAAAAAAAAGAGCCTGTAATATTACAGACCCTTTAAAACCTTGTTTAGAATAAATTGGTTGACGCTTTGCCCTGCATCCGCGGCGGCTTGCTGAATTTTCTCTTTCTGTTCTTTTGAAAGATTTAGTTCTATCTTTGCCCGTCCTGCTCGGTATTTGTTTATTGCTTTGTGCTGTGCGTCTGTGTAACGTGGCTTTTTCTCTGTTTGTTTGTCCATTTTTCACCCCTCCATTTTGTTCTATACACGTATAGACACATTGCACAACTAAACGTTGTAACCTTTGGCACTTTTGCCGATTGTATTCTATACATGTATCGAATATACTATTATTGAGGCAGGGGAAAGCCAAAACCCCTTAAACTTCCTCAAGTGAGGAGGTGGATGCAATGCCCGATATGTGGTCGGCGGCTCTGCAAGTGCTGTTAATGATGATAGCGGTCATCATTGTTCTAGACAGCCAAGACAGATAAGACCGAAAGGGATGGAGTGGCGACCATCCCCCGACCAAAAGGTTAAACCACTAAAGAGCAAAAGTCAAGCACAAAGGGAAAGGAAGTACACACAATGATTACAATCGAAATGTTAAAAGACTACACACCCGAAGAAATAACCGAATTTGATTATCAGTTTTCGCCCGACTTCTTCAACGGGGCGTACGAGAAAGAACAGATTCGTTTTTTGGGATGTTTTTACAATCACTTCGGCGAAACCATCGGAAGTTTTCACGCAGAAACAAAAGAAGATATACACGAACTATTCAACAAGTATTACGCAGAGGATTAAAGGAGGTGTAACCAATGGAACTTCACGAACTGTTAAAAGTTGTAGGAACTAAAGAAACTGATAGCCAAATCGAAGTTGTTATAAATTGCGAGGACGGCACACAACACGTAATGGATGATTACTCGTATATTATGAGCATAGGCTTTACGATTTACAATGACGCGATTGTCACAAGTGTTACGGCGATAGATGATACCTTGTGCATCACCGCAGAAGTCAAAGCGGTTGAAGATTGAACTTGACCAAGGCAAATAAACCACCACAAACCACCACCAAAAGAAAAGGAGAAAAAACACCATGAAAGAAGCAAAGACAGTTTGGAAAAGTAATTATTTTTTCGGAAACGAGGTTAGCGAATACGGACAGGAGCATGGCTTTATTGATTATGCAACACTAGCGAAAGCCTTTGATGCGGTATTAAATAACGACATTTGCGCCGCTACGGGTTGGGAATATTGGGAGCAGGTTAACGGAATCATTGATAATTATGACGAGATAGAACGCCTTAACGATGAGATGCACGATATTGAACTTGATTTAGATGACCCGATTCGAGATTATGACGAGGATGAGCGCAGGGAACTAGAGCAACGCATTGAAGAAATAATTGATGAAATCAGCGAACTTGAGCAGGAAGAAGAAGGTGATGAGATTTTCCAGTATTACATCATCAGCGACCAAGGCGCAGACCTTCTGAAAGATTACACGAACGAAATCGTATTTTATAATGAACACCTCGATATGTATGTGTGGGGCGTAACTCATTGGGGAACTTCTTGGGACTACGTTTTGTCGGACATTAAGATTGAACTTGACGACCAAAAGACAGCATAACAGGAGGGCAAACAATGTATACACATTTTATATATAAAAACGGTTCTAACCCATATATATCAATGACAAATGATAATCTATTTAGAATGATATGTAAATATCACTTGATACAGTTCGAAAATGACGCCTTTTTCGTGATGAGTCCGAGAGAATGGAACGGCGCGAAAACATACGCAAACAAGCGCGATGTATTGCGAGCATTTGCGCAGGAATGGCAAAGCAGGACAGCCGATTTTGCTTATGATTATAGGACTTTCGCGGGGTTCGGTTCATTCTTTGAGGAATACGGCAAGAAATACGGACTCCTGCGGGAGTTTAGAGAAAACGGGATTTTGTAAGGAGGTGCAGAAAATGAAAAAATGTTATATAGTTACTACATACGCAGATTATACTATCATTTGTTTGGCAGGAAACGAAAAGACAGCAATCAAAAAAGCAGATAAGTATTATTTGGATAGATACGGCGAAAACCGCGCAGATTGGAACGCCTACGAACTCAATAATTATTTAACTGAATATGATAATCTTGATGTTATGGCGGTTCGTGCTTGGGTTGACTAATGGAGGCTTAAACCATGATAGCATTATCAGAACTTGAAAACATTTTACAGTTTTATAAATGCCCCTGTAAGGCTCTAGGGGTGCGCGAGGGCGGCGGCTTCACCGATTACATATTAAGCCCGATAAATGGCACAACCATTAACAAACTATCGGCGCGGGTGAATGATTTTTCAATTGCTCTTGGTCAAGCGGTTTCGATAGCCATTGAAAATTTACAAATCATTTTTCGGGTTAAGGATTCGAGCGGCTCGCAGGTTTATAATTATTTTGATTACTCGAACAATCTTGAAAAAATCGCGGGACAACTTGCAATCGGTATAAATCCCCGTGGCGAGTATGTGCAACACAATCTTTTCACAATGCCGCATTTACTCGTAGCAGGTGCGACAGGTTCGGGAAAATCCGTGTTTTTGCATAATGCCATAATATCACTACTTCGCCCCGATATTGATTTAAGATTGATTGACTTAAAAAGGGTTGAATTGTCAAGATATAACGGGCTTAACAATCTAGTATCTGACACCATAACGGATGCAGGCAGGGCGGCGGCTGTCCTAGAAAATGAAGTTGCCGAAATGCTTCGCAGATATGAAACGATGGAACGATACAACGCCCGAAATTATAACGACTTGCCCGAAGGGGCGCGCTTCAATGCTCGCGTAATTATCATTGATGAATTGGCTGATTTGATGCTAAACAGGGACACGCGGCGAAGTGTTGAAAATTCGATTGTTCGCATTGCTCAACTAGGCAGGGCGGCGGGTTGTCACTTGATTTTAGCCACTCAAAGACCGTCAACGAACGTTATCACGGGATTGATTAAGGCTAATATACCTTGTAAATTGGCTTTTATGACATCCAATGCCATTGATTCGAGGGTTATCGGTTGCAAGGGTGCAGAGAACTTGAACGGGTGCGGGGATGCGCTCTTATCCATTGCAGGACATAAAGAACTTGAGCGGGTGCAGGCGTTTTATATTGATGATAATACGCTAGATTACTTTATAAACGGAGTTAAGGAGCAACAGCCAAAGCCCGAACCACGGCGGCGGGGATTCTTCGAAAGGCTTTTCCGATAAGGGAGAGCCTTTTTTATTGCTCTAAATCCCCTTAAATCAAATTAAATCGGATACCCTATACAGATATATAATACTAATCAATTAAGCTCGTTTTGGGGTGTTCTCGGATGTTTACGAGGTGTGCGCGGGGGTGTTTGCACTTCGTAATATACCATTTAAACGCGTTAGAAGGGGTCAAAAATCAATTTTTATTTGTTAGGTATAGGTTTATATACCCTAGCCCCCAAAAACGCCTTAAAATCGAAATTAAAGCGGTTAACATAATTTATCATCTCGTTAAATCTTTCACAAAGTCGATTAAAAAACACCTGTTTTTCGCCCTCATTTTTGCCA